CCTGTGTCGAGATACTGTTGTTGGATGGTTTGATCATCAACAGTAAATGGATAGGAATCTGCTTGGGGTCGATGGACGACCCTGACAACACCACCTTGATCTCCGATTATTGTGTACAAATGACGGAGTGATGAGCGGGTGAACCGCATGGCATCATGAAGATGGAGCAGTTTGTTACTTCTTTCAATTTCGTTGAGGTTCTCACGAAATAGTGGCGCACCAAAGTTGAGGGGGATGCTAAAGATTCGGACAGGGAAATCCGATTCTGCCACATTAGTCGTAAGAGAGTGATAGTGTTCATGCCTTCTTAGATTTTCGTAAAGATGCATATGACTCTCTCCATGCAAAGCAGGTCCAATTAATGAGATCGAACCAGCCAAGTCAGGAGCAGGAGTCTCAGCTTCACGAATATCCATCGAAGGATGAGCCACCTCTGGAAGCATAGTAACAACTGGGATAGTTGTATAGGTTTGAAGCGACCAGGGGATTATGCTTGGTTGGGTGATCTGAGGGGGAGTAAGATAAAAAGACTCAGATCCAGTTTGATAAACGAACTCTATCAAGATGGTTGCGGGGAGGGTTGCGCTTAGGGTAACATTGACAATGAAAGTCGTTGTTAGCAAAGGATCATTATCCCAAACCAAAGATGGATTGTTGGTACTTCTAATTCGAGTTGGGCCAGTGAGCTCAAAAGGAGCAACACTAGTAAAATTGTTGATAGCGCGGAATGCCGGAACACCAGTAATATCAGCCCAACCAAGCGTTACGCTCCAGTTGGGTGAGGAAACGGTGTAATTAGAAGTTACAAAAGCGATTGAATAATTAAGTGGCGGGATCACGACTGGAGGAGTCGAGTCCGGCAAATCGGGAAGCAAAGAACTATCAAGCTTTATTAAACTAATGTTCGGGCGAGGAACTGAAAACAACATCGTTTCAGGTTCAGCTCGCTTGAACACAAGAATATCAAAGCTCGGATAGACATTAACAGGAGCGTTAATCTCTACTTCCAAAAACAAATGAACTGATCCCGCAAAGTACGGGACACCACTAGAAGAGTGGGTTTGAAAGTTAGCTTCGGGGTTGATGTAAGGAGTCACAAAGTCGAAAGATTGTTGTGTATCAAGACTTGAACCGAGATCAAAGGTTTGATAGTAAAGCGAATTGGACTGTTCGTATGTTATAGTGCGAACATTCGGAGCATAGACACATCGTAAACGACACGTCTTAAATCCGTCTGCAACACACTCAAACCTGAATCGAACTTTGCCGTGGTAGTTGTTAAACCAGCCAGCTAAGTGATCCAGAGGAGTCCAATTTGCAATTCCAGTTGGAAAATTACCACCAAAATACATCGGATTTGTGTCACCAGGTTGAGTTGATAGACTACAAAGCAATGTACCTTGGGTGTCAGTTGTATTGACAGTAATGGAATTCACAAAACCTTC